CACAACTTCAGGTGTGTTTTCTGTAACTGTGCTTTCTCCTGAAGGCTCTGAAGCAACTCTTTCTTCATTTTCTCTTGGTGCAGGTTCATTTCCTGCTCCTGCTGTTTCTTCAACGCTTGTTCTTTCTTCAGCTCCTCCTCGAACTTCTTTAAGTGTAGGCTCTCGCTCAACGATTCCGCTAGAGTTTGGGGCTTCGATGATGGTCGACCTTTCTTCGGGCTGACTGATTTCTTCTGCAAAGAATTCTTGGATAACTTCGCCTGTTGGCGTGTTGTTAAAACTTTCTCTTGTTTCAATGTTTTCTTCAAAACTTTGGATTTCTGCTGAGAATGTTTCGATGGTCGTTGGTTCTTCATATGCTACCTCCATAGGTATTTCTTCAAAACTCTCAATAGGTGGGAGTTCTGTTAATTCTATTGTTTCTACAGGTTCAAAAAATATATTAATAATACCTGTATTTATTTCTTCTTTCTTAATCTCTTCAACAAATATTTCTTCAAACATTTGAACAATTAATTCTGGTTCTTCATACACCTCAAAGGTAAACTCTTCTATTGGTATAAACTCTACAGTTTCTATTTCATTAGTTAATGTTTCTTCTATTTCTTGGAATGTGGTTGTTATATGAGATGTTTGTATTGCTGATAATACAGTATCATCATAGGTCATTGTTACAGAAATATTATCCACATTAGGACCACCAAGATTAGCAGGACTATTGCCGTCACTACCACTAATAAATATATTTCCCCCATTAGACCCTGTCCCAGTAAACGAAACGCTATCTGTAAAATCTTTTCCATTAATCCCCGTAACATTAGTTCTCTCCTGTGTTGTTACTGACAACACGTTGTCATTTATATCTTTAATCTGTAGCCTAATCGTAAAGGTATCAGCTGGGCCTGACCCACCCCAACAACCTGACACGCCACATTCTCCATTCTGTACTTCAACAGATGAGTTCAGTGTAATGCCATTGTTAAGCATAGGTTGTGTAATGGTGTTAGATAACAAGTCAAAAGATTGTTCTATGCTACCACTATCTCCAAATTCAAAATCATGTCCACCTGGACAGCAATCTCCTATTCTTTGTGCATCTCCTTGTAATGTCCAACCTGTGTTTCCATTATTAAAATCACCATTAGTAATTAAATTACCAGTTGTTTGACTGTCTGCCAAAACCATTAATGGAAAAAATAAAGGGATTAAGTATTTCATTCTCTTTCAGGCAAGTATATTTCTTGCTCGTTACTCCCATAAATTGTCATTGGACCTAATGTTACTGAGTGTGTAGCACAGCTAGTTAATATTAAAGATAGTAGTATTGTTCTAATCATTCCACGTCATACTCGGTTTAGTTGCAGCAGTAGCTCCTGTTAATTCTTGTTTACGCTTTTCCATCCACCTTTTTTTTGCAGATTCTCCAATGAGGCCATCGACTGGGCATGGCGTGCCCGCATCCATCATGGCTTGCCACACATGAACGTCTTGACACATAAGTGATATTGCTGCAACTTTCATACCAAGTTTAGCTAAAACAGACACAGACTTTCTTCTTTCACAATTTGGGTCTGTGTAATAGCTCCCAAAAGAGCCTGAGAAGCCGATTACAGTGACTCCAGCCGCTAAGGGTATAACACAGCTGTCTTGACCATAAACGCTCATACCAGGCGAATTAGCACTGTTTACAGCAGTCTTTTGATTTGTAGAGTTATTAGTTTCATTATTAGTAGTTGTATTGCTAGATGAACCTGATTGGTAAGTAGTTGCTGACTCATACCCACCTGTTATTGCAGTGTTAGAACCAGCGTTATTGGACTGGGTGTTTGTGGTGCTGCCTGAGCTTGTTACATCTCCTATAGCATCAGCTATACCATAAACCAATATCAGAACCAGAAATATCCATACACAACGTTTTACTGTTACTTCTTCCGACATTTCCATTTCCTCAATGCTAAGGCTTTTCTTGTTGGTCTGCCCTTGCTGTCTTTCATCGGGCCTTTTACACCACTCATTCTAGCACAAAAGCTGGCTCGTCTACC